ACACTATTTAATGTAGTATGGATTTGTGCCATACTAATTCCAATGAACTTTGTAGCAGAATAATCAGATAATGTAATTGGGATTGTGTCTGCTGTTACTGCATTAACATCTGTTTCTATTACTATCTCTTGATATACTTCTGCTGTTGGGGAAATTGCCCCTTGTTTCTCTATTGTTGCTTCTGCCATTTTATTTTATTTAAGGAGCTGTCACCCCGATTTCAGTTATAGACGCATTAAATTGAATTGCCTTACAAATTAGCGCTTCATATAGTTTAACCATGAACCCGTCACCATCAATTGTTCTACCCATAGGTAAGTAAGATATGTCTTGTAATACTCTCATTTCCCAAGTTCTAGAATCCAGTAACCAAACTGCTCTAGAGTTATCAACATCAGTTAAAAAATGACTACCAATTAATTTAATTACTCCTGCTCCAGTTCTTAATTTAACATAGTTAAAACCATATTCTGTTTCTTCTCCATAATCTACAATACCTTGTCTAGCAGTTTCAATTAGTCCAATTACTTCATCATATGTTTTTAAATCAGTAAAGGCCATATCAACATATCCACCATCTTGTCTAGCATTTGTAGTTGCAGTTCTAAAATCCTTAAGAGTTACAAAATCATTATTTTTATCAACAGTGTTTGTTGTACCTAAAATTTTAATAATACCGTCAAATTCTAATGAGTTAGTTGAACTATCACCATTAAAAATTGCCCATTCTTCATCTTCCATAAGAGCTTTAGTTCTTTCAACTACATTCCTATCAATAGCAGTAGCTACTGTTTGGTCTGTGTATGTTCCTACTTTGCCATCTACACCGACATTATAATTAAATCCTTGATTAACAAAACTTGGTTGAGTTGCTTGAGCAAGACCTGTTGTGATTCCTGCTCTTCGCATTAATTTTATATCTGTATCACTTCTTGAATATGTACTATCAGTATAATCTACAGTAGCTTGCTCTCCATAGAACGCGTCACTATGTGTAGAATTTCCTTTTGAGTCTAGAGTATTCCAAACAGCTTTAGGACCGACATTACTTACTCTACGAATTAAAGTTCTTGCTGGTAATTCTTTTCTAGATAAATCCCACATCTCAGGATCTAATGTGAAAGGGTTTAATACAGTATCAGTTGTTCCTGCTCCACCTGCTCCAGCAGTTAATGCCTTATATTCAATCATACTATTGCCTAACTCTGCCCTAGCATCATATTTAAAACTTTTGGCTTCTACAATATTTTTTCTTAAACTATTAGCACTTGATTTTAGTGAAATTTTCTTGTTTCCATAAGAAGTTCCTAATGGGTCAATATAACATGTGTTATCTGCCAAGTCTCCAAAATATCCTTTATATTCAATATCACTATTAAAACTATCTCCTATCTGTGCGAATGATTTTTCCATTTTTTAAATATTTGCCCTATATGGCTTTAATTCCTCTTTTTCTGTATACAGTTTTGATTTCATCTCCACTGCTCTATCTTGAAACATCTTAATATCTTTCAACATAGGTTCAGATTCATATTTTTGAACTTTTGATTTTAAATCTAATAATTCAGAATCTTTAGTTATGATTTGTGACTTTAAAGCCACTAACTCTTGATTTTGTGTAGAAATTAATGATTTCATCTCTGTTTTTTCAACAGAATCTTTATCATCTTTTTTATTTTTCTTTAAATCTTCTAATTCTTTCTCTTTTTGAGACATATCATTATCATATTTATTATCTTTTGCTTTAAGCACAGTGTTTAATTTCTCCACTTCTTGTTTATGTAAAGACTTTAGATTAACGATATCTGCGGTTAATTCTTCAATTGTTTTTTCTTTTACCATTTTATTGAATGATTTTAAAGCCAAATTAAATTTAGCATTCTTGTTGACTGGATTCCCTGTAATAGCTACATTACCTATCTTTAAATCTTGAATAATTCTATATGTTGTTCCATCTATAACTTTTTTAAAGCTTTTGATTGGCTTGTAAGCTATAGAAAAACTATGTAAAAATCCTTTTTTTATTGAAGGTAATATGTGTTGTTCAAAATTTGGATGATGTTTATTCATTAAAACTCTTGTCCATGTTCCTAGTTCATCTACTTTCGAACTAACAACTTTTGCAATAGGTAGTTTATTTTTTTTACCATCATAAACTTCTCCACTAATTGGGTCTCTCCACTCATCGTGGTCTTCATCCATAGTAATATCATAGTTCTGTAAATCTCTATTAGTTGCTATTTGACCTTGTTTGTCTACTATATCGTTTACAAAGTCTGGGTCAATTGTAGAGACATGTCCTTCTATATAATATTCCTTGTCTCCATTAGACTTAATTTCTACTAATTTAAATTTATTTTTCATCTTACTATTAGGGATACTTAAATTATTATGTTGATTATTTATAAATTTTACTAAACATCAAATTTATAAATAACTATGCTTCTACATGAAAAATGAAAGGGAGAATACCGCTTATCAACAAATTTAACCTTTTTACCAACTTTTACTTCGACTTTGAAATTTTCATTAACTGGTATTGATTTATTTTCTTCGCCATACTTTGAATCTATTGCATCACAATATATACTTCTCCTCTTGTCATTAACAGTACTAACATATTTTTCGATTGCTCCCAATTGTAACGCTTTCTTTTCACTAGATTGACTTAATATCTCTGTGCTATATGTTCTTGCAAGGTTAACAAATGTTGCATCACTATGGTAAGACTCTGAACTGTCATTGCTAAATAAGTCTTTTAAATTTTGTGCTACTTGTTTCCCTGATTCACGATTAAGTATGCCTTCATTAATAATTTGGTTAATTTTTTGTGTTCTATATTTGCTCATCCCTGTTATAGCTTCAGTAATCTCTCCCAAATAAATTTCTGTTTCTTGTTTAGTTGGAATAGATGGGCTTGAAGAAGTTTTAACTCCATCTCCTTGAGCCAGTTTTATAGAAAATAATGAACCGATTTTATATTCCTTAATTATAGATTTAAGTATTTTAGGTAAGTATTTTGCTATAATTTTACTATAATAGTTCTTTTTTTTCCCCATTTACTTCTTTTTACCTATTTTTTTAACCAACTTTTTATCTTCTTCTTCCATCTCTTTTAACATGGACAATACTACTTCCACAAGAGGAGTTTCTTCCATAAGTTTACGTTGTTTATTATCAGATATATTGTTATTATTATCAATTATTATTTTATCTGATTTTAATTGTGCTCCAGTATATTCTCTATTAGATAATAATATTTTGTGTGAATGTGCTGTGTCACTATATGGATCAGGTAATGCAACTACTCCACTTACATTATCACTACTAACCATATGTCTATGCCCATCATTGAAGGTAGTATATTTGTCTCCATCTGAATATGAATGCGAATGGTTGTTTATATTGTTAGTTTTATAAATATATGATGATTTAACCTCAAATTCTTGTTTGGATTCATCTCTATCATTATTATTGTTTGTGCTTTCTGATTTATATTTTGTTAATTTACTTATATCTTTCCCTTCTTTTTCTGCTATTGTTTGCCAAGTTTCTATGCCTAAATCTATATCTGCTTGATATATTTCTCTTTTAATCAACTCGCTAGCACTGTTATCAGGCTTAAATGAAAATTTCACTTTCCTACTTCTACCGACTTCCCAAAACTTATTCACAGTAAATTTGTTAAAATTGTTTTCTAGTATCTTTAATATAGGTAACACTGCCTTTCTTTTTGAATTATCTGTTTGAGTTTTACTTGTGGCTCTATTAGAATTTTCAGTGACACCCATTTCATCAGCAGTCACACCAAATCTACCCCAAAGTAACTTATTTAACAAAGATTGACTAGCTATAATCTCCATATCCTTAGAATTGAAAGTTAAAGGTATGAATTGTGCATTTTCAGAATTAACAATAGGCAACATATATCCCATTTTTCTTTCATATCCACTTTGCTCATCATATGTATATGTGGATTGTTTCAGTTGTTGCTTAAAGTTATCTATATCGTCTTGAGTACCACCTGCTAAAGAAATTAAACCTTCTGGTGTGTTCCCATTTAAATAAAAATCTAAATGATATTTGACACCATACCATAATGCCAATATTACATCAATAGAATCACTAACAGGACTACCGTTTGTATATGCGTCGTGACTACTAGGATTCATTTGAATATATACTAGCTCGTCTTTTCCGTATGGTATAGGGTAACTATATGCCATACTAGCATTATACTGAAAATAAGCTGCTTTTGTCGTGAATAGTGTTCCGTATTGGCTTTGTAGTTTCTTCCATGATTCTGAACCAATAAAACTATTTCTTTGACTTCCATTAGCTCCTTCTTGATATCTCTTATCTACATTATACATAAAAGAATTATAATCTAAAACAACACTTTCTCTACTATTAAAGCTTCTATGTATATCAGGGTTTTTTAAAATGCTATCTCCATCTACTGCCCTTAACTCTTTTACTTTCATATCGTTTCTCCCAAAAGCATGGTAATAACAACCTGCCTCAAGGACAAATAAGTCTTCTAAAATTTGCTTTAACCAAGTATCATATGTTTCATCAGGATTAGGATTTTTGAATAATGATTCTATCTCTTTTCTTTCTATTTCTTCTTCATCTGTCAATGATACGCCGTCTTCAATAGAAATCTCAAAAGGAGTTAATATAATCTCATCTTTAATCGTCTTTAAAACTGATGAAACATTTATGTTTTTTGCTATATTCCTCAAAAAAACTCCGTTAAGTCTTTTAGGAAACCCATATGGAGGGTTGTACATATATTGAGGATATACTTGTTTTAATACTGTATCTTGTCTACCTTGATTCAATTGCTGTATATTTTTAATAGGTTTAGGACTAGCTTTAAA